CACCCCAGTCATAATACCAGTGTGAGAAGACAATAGAGAGCATCTGACATGTCTCTAATGGCATCTTGACCACATGCTTATCAGGCAATACTTTTGCTGATACAACTGGGTCGGGATTGGTAACAAAGATGTTCATACGACTAATTCAATAAATTCACCAAGAACTTTTTTATTTAATTTCTTGACTTTAAGAGATTTTACAAATGCTCTTTTGATCTGTGCTTTTGTTGCAGATTCATCTACATCAAACTCAGCATCCTCAGAAAGAGAATCTGCACTCATACCAAAGTATGCATCATATCCAGAGTTTTTAATATTAAAACTCTTATTTTTTCTCCAATCACTCATTACTTTAGTATACTCTGAAGTATTATCATATTCATTATAATACTTTTTAATAAAGTAACTTGCATCTCTCTTAGGAAGAACACGAATACCAATAAAATTAGTATTAGTAAAGTTATCTTTTAAATTTTTAAGAATAGTATCAGTATACTCCCAATAATTGTATCCAAATTTATATGTTTTACCAAGTTTACGATCTCTTAATGAGCATGAATGTCCATTAACACCTCTAAATCCCATACGTGGATCATCCTCCCATGAACGTTCAACCATTACATGATAAGGAATAGAGTTTGCCTCACCATCAGTCAATACAATACATTGTACTTTTTCAATACCATTTTCTTTTTGGAATTTAGGAAGAATTTTATGAAGACAAATTAATGCTTCATTCAAAGGAGTACCAGAAAGACCTAATCTATGAGGATATGTATACCATCCACGACCACGAAAACTACCAACAGTTCTCCAGATATTTTTTAATTGATGGTCTAGATCTCTAGAATTAACTCTACTGGTCAAAATATTCATCATATTAAATGAATCTTCAATCTTGAATACATATTCTTTTTCTTCATAATATTTTTTATATGTCCAATTCTCACCTCTTCTCCACTCATTAGTAAATGCATAAACCTCAAAAGGAATCTGCACTTTTTGACAGAACCAAATTAGATTATAAAGTTGCTTAATAGTATCCTGCATAATATGTGCCATAGAACCTGACCAATCTAATACAAAGATTAATCCATGATTCTTACCATCAGGAATAACTGTTACTCTCTTAAAAATATCTTCATTAAATCTATATGTTGAAAGTTTTGAAGTATCAAGAACTCCTGTACGACTTGTAGAAGCACGAGCATATGCTGATGCAGATTTCTTACATTCAAATTCCTTTACAAGATATGAAACTTCTTTCTTTGCATCATTCTTAAATTGTTCATACTCTTCATCAACCTCCTCAAATACATTACGAGGAGTCCAATCATAAGCAAATTCACTTTCTTCTCTTTGTTTAAGTTGATCTTTCCAAGAATCATCAATATGCTGATGAATTTCTGCATTATCAGCAATTATATTATCAATATTTACATCAGTCACTTCCAAATAAACATTCTCTAATGCACCCCTAGTGACAAGATCCTTTAACTTATCTTCAAGAGAATGAGCAGTTTTTACATCTAAAGAATCGCTAGTATCGCCGCCCCTAGAACCAGGATTAGAATCACTGTCCCGACTTTCCATAGGATCATTGCCATCAGAGTCAGAAAGGGAAGAATCATTATCGTCAGTGCTATCAGTGTCACTATCCCCAGTAGGTACACTATCGATTGAAGAACTGAGTTCTTCGTTACTTTCTGACTGAACTCCTTCACTTGTTGGTGGAACTTGTTCCTGTTCTTTTTGTTGAGTTTCTTGCTGGCAGAAAGAATATAACGCTTTTGCAGCTGCGATGGTGTCAGTAAAGGTCTCGGCATTTTCAATTAAAGTGATAATCTCCTTTTCAGCATCTGAAAAAGATATGTCAACGAACGCACCAATCTTAAAGTATAGATTAGCACGATCAGCAAGATTAAAATTATCAATATCTTCATCTTCTAAATCAAAGAAATCTTGACTATGAAGTTCAGTATAACCTTTATAAAAAGATTTGGCAATACCCATATACTTTCTCTTCATCAATTTCTCAATACGAGCATCTTCACATACGTTTAAAAACTGATGTGGAACTTCCTTTGGAGGATCTACATCAGGAGTGAATAAAGCATGTCCTACTTCATGTCCCACCAACATATCATATACATCTTCACTTGCTCTATCCCACATAGGAAGAAGCAACTCTCTTGTGTGCACATTAAACTGTGCAGTTTCCACATCCTTATGCTCAACTATAATATCTTCAGTTGCAAGAAGTTTTGCCAGTTGTGACTTGATTTGAAGTTGTACTGCCATCTGTTTTCCTTGGTATGTACCCAATATACGACGAAACCCCTCGCTTGGAGGGGTTCAGTAGACACTTTATCAAGTGTCTGCGTCTGTCTCTGGCAGCACGAAGTGCTTGAGGTTTAAGTTTCCTCTTCCTTTCCTTCTTGCTGTGGTGTTTCCAATTCGGTACTCTCATTACTATTACCTTTGGCGTAATTAGGATTGAACTCATAACCAGGATGCGTCCTAACAGAGGATAGCACATCATATGTAGGATACCATCCAATTGAATCCAAATCACCTATTTTAGCACATAATTCATCAGGTTCTCCTGGAGTATCTTCTTTAATCGGAAGATCTCCTTGATGAAATGCTTCTGCTAATTCTATGACACTTGTTGATTGCCCTGTACCTATATCAACAATACCCGTAATAGTTGATGGAATCAAACGTGCTATTGCTCTACAAACATCATCTACATGTATCCAATCTCTCTTATGTCTAGTAAGATATGTTGCAGTCTTCTCTTCTAACATTTTAAAAAGCATATCATGTCTGCTTTTAAATTCTTCCTGATAAACATTAAAGAATCTCATACCCACGCTATTGTGGGGAGCCATTATTTCATTTACTTTCTTTGTTGTAGCATATGGATTTAACCACCACTCCTTTGCTCCAGCAGAACTTGCATATAAAAGACGAATATTATTAACTTCACAATATTTAAATAATCCTCTTGCCTTCTCTACATTATTTTCCCAAAATCTATCAGGATCATCAAGACTATTTCTAATATCAGCAAAAGCAGCAAGATGTATTACACAGTCATATCTTATATCAGGTCTTGTAAAATCTCCAAGGTCTTGACCGTTTTTTATATCTAAGGTATCAATTACAAAATCTTTATATACCATATCATTATTAAGAAAACATACAAGATAACTTCCTATAAATCCCTCAGATCCAGTAACTAAAATCCTGTAAGGGTGTTCCTTTAGATCTCTTTTTGGTAAAGTCCTATCTTGAATAGGAGGTACAATTTCTTCTGTCATAGTTTTAATCTACTAAATCCTTTTTCTTTTTCAAATTTTAGCACATTTTCAAACTTATCGTCCATACCTGTTTTGTGAGAAATAATAAACACATTAGCATCTTTAATTACAAACCGAATAATTTTAGTAAAGTACTCAGTTCCCATCTCATCTAATGAACTATCAAATATCTCATCAAGTATTAATAAGTTAGTGTTAACTGAATTTTTAAATCGTGCAACTTCTCTCCAAGTGAATAGAAGTGCTAAATCTATTCTCATTTTTTCTCCTTCACTAAAGGAAGAATAAGAAAAATTGTCATGGATAGGAGATTGAACAGTTTCATTAAACTCTTCATCCAATGTAAAATTAACATAAAAATCCATTATTTGCAAATAACGATTTATTTGCTGATTAATTAATGGAAGATATTTTTTAATTATCTTGGATTTAACTCCACCATCCCGCAATAACCCATAAGCAAAATCATAATACCTTACGGTATCATGCTTAGATGCCAAATCTTCATAGGTTGTTGCTAAAGTTTCTCTAAAAGATTCTAATTTTTCATGCTCAGTATTTCTATCTGCAAGTTGTTCGGTAAGTCTTTGTATTTCCGATTCCAAATCTCTGATTTGTCGTTGACACCCAGAGATACGAGTATTGTTTTTAGAAATGCCATGCGTTAGTTTAGTAATCTCCTTAGATAATTGAGTAAATTGATGCTCTCGCTCTTCCTCTTTTTTAATTGCCTCCTCTAGTTCTTTATAACCAGATTGCAACTCCTTTGCCTTATTTTGAGCATCATCGAGTTTATTTATTCTAAACTCCTCCTCAATATCTTGTTTACAGGTGGGACAAACCGCATTCTCTTTAAAGAACTTATGCTCTTTGGTAATGGTAGATACTCTTTGAGATAATTTACCTTTAATATTTCCAAACTCACGTAACTTTTCAGTAGCACCTGTTACTTTTTCTTGATCTTTAGTTAAGTCAGCCACCTCATTTTCTAATTCAGTATTCACTAAAACATAATTATCCGATTCAGTAAACAAAGTAGTAATTTTTTCTTTATTATCATCAATTCTTTCTTTACCTTGATCTTCCAATTCCTTAATAAAATTTTTCTGCATTTCTACTTTATCATTAAGAGATTCTTTCTTAAGTTCTAACGTTCTACCTTCTTCTTTTATCTGACGTATTTTATCTTTAATCAATGAATTCATAGATGAAAAGATTTTAATATCCAAAAGATCTTCAATAACTTCTCTTCTATTAGATGCACTCAATTGCATAAAAGGAACAAATGTACTACTTCCAAGAACTACAATTTGAGTAAAAGATTTATAATTCATCTTCAATACATTTTGCTCTAACCATTTTTGTTGGTCATTAGCATTAGCAAATTGATTAAGACAATTTCCATTCCTATAAACTTCAAATAAATTGGGTTTAATTCCCCTCACAACTTTCCATTGAGTTTCTGCAATAGAAAAATCTATTTCAACTCTACAATCTTTTTCATTCGCTTGATTAATTAATTGCGACTTATTAACCTTACGGAATGGTTTGCCAAACAAACTAAATGTAAGAGCATCTAATACAGTACTTTTTCCTGCACCATTCTGACCCACAATTAATGTTGTAGAATGACTATTAAAACTAATTTTAGTATAATGATTTCCAGTAGAAAGAAAATTCTTCCACTGAATTTCTTCAAATAATATCATGATGAGCGTTGGAAGGAGGAACTACGATGTCATTTTCCGTAATAACCGCATAGTTATATCCATGCGATTCACACGTAGAAATCATAACTTTATCATCTACTTCAATAACATTCATATCGGGATATTGTTTATCCTCCTCTAACATCATACTATATCTAATTGCATCATCTTCTTTTTCAAAGATATATAAAATTTTTTCACCATTGTCATCAACAACAGAATAAGCACCTTCATGATCTTTACCAGCGACAGTTAAAATATACATTAGATTAACTCACATGCTTCTTGATAAACATTTTGAACCATTTTTTGAAGTCTAGATCTATCAAGATCAATATCAGATTCTTCAATATACCTATTAAGTATAGAGAGAGTATCTTCAGATTCAAATGCCTCAAACTCTGCAGATTCTGGTAAACCAAAATTCTCTACAACCTTAAGTTCTGCTACATTAGAATTATATAATTTATCTACAAATTTTTCAAATTTTACCTGATCATTTCTTTCTCTTACAACAAGTTTTACAATCTTATCTTTTAAATATCTTGCATCAAATAACTGATGATCAGTATCTTTATAATAAACAATATGATGCAATCTATATGGATTATTCACTGGACTGTGTTCCAATGTCTCTGTGTCAAATAAATGAAACCCTCTATTCACATCATTTACATCATTCCAAAACATCTCATAAGGATTGCCCAAATAGTAAATATTATCTTGATTAGATCTGCAATGATAATGTCCAGAATAAGTCTTTTTAAATTTTTTAAATATACTCCAATCCATTCCATGTTCCATCATGTGACCTGGAGTTGCTCTAAATCCATTCAACTCAAGATGCCCCATACATACCGATGCTTGTGACTTCTTAACCATAGCAACACTCTTCTCTTCATTCTCCTTGTTTATCCAAGGTACAAGAAGAATATTGCAATCATCTATCACAATAGATGTTGTTTCTGCATATACTTTTACATTATTATACTCTCTCAACAAAAGATCTATTGCATTTATATCATTCGTATTCTTATAGTATGCTGTATGATTTCCTACTATCGTATGAACCGTAACACCCATGTCTCTCAAACGATCAAAATAATTTTCTTTTGACCATTGCAAAGCAGCAAAATCTATTCCCTTCCTACTATCGAAAGTATCTCCCATATCAATAATGGTAGTAATACCTTCTTTCTCAAGAGTAGGAAAAAAAACATCCTCATAAAACTTCAGAAAATAATCATGAAAAAGTTTAGAGTTTTTTCGTGCTCCGAAGTGCTGGTCTGTTATGATCGCAATCTTCATTCAGTTACGTAACTTGGCATGTACAGCATCTTTAATTTGATTATAGTTGGAATAGTTAGTTCCGTCAATAGTATTACTATCATCAAATACTTCAGAGTAACCAGACTTCTCAAGAATCTTATTCTTAATTTCTAACTGACGTTTTTCTCTTTGTATTCTACGGAGAAATGCGTAATGTATAATCTGAGTAAAGTATGCAAAAGGATTCTTGGATTTCTCAGGATTAAAATTATGTATGTATTGAACACAATTTTCGATTCCATCAGAAATCATGTCCTCCTTGAACATGTAATTAACAAAGTTGGGCTTAAAAGACAAATGGTTGGCAATCTTTAAGAAACACTCACCTATGTACCTTGGTATAACTGGTTTAGTTTTATCTTGCAATCGTGCTATTTCTACATTCTCACGATATGTAATTAATGCAGCAAGAAACTCTTTGTTATTTACATAGTGTTCAGATCTCTTACGTTTCGCCATAGGTCTTATCGCCATAAGTCTTTATCACTATTATGTAGATAGTATAACATTTATAATGAGACTTGACAAGTTACGAAATCCAAGTAGAATAACTTTGTGGAGTTTCAGAAAAAGTATTAACTTTTATTATTAATATCTTTTTTATAGATCTTTTCTAATACTTCTTTAGCATCATTTACACTGGATATATAACCCATTCTTTTATTAATTTTATTAAAAGTACCTTTAGTACATCCTACATCATGGGTATACTGTTGATGCATTATCATCATTTCTACATCTGATGATTCTGATAGAGTAATTATATTATCCATATTAATAATAAACATATCATCTTTAGATGTTTTCAACCAAGGTTCAACTTTATATCCAACAACACCACCTCTTTTACCTTTAATTTCAGCAATAATTACAGGATGATGAACAATAAGCATTGTTCTATCCTCTTCTTCTGAAGCAGCGACCCGTGCGAATATTTCTTCACCTGATCTAAGTTTTAATGTTGCATAGAAATCGTCTTCCATATTACTTCTTTAAATTGATTGCTATAATTTCATAGTTAAAATTTTCTTCATTATAGATTTTTATTCGTTCAATAAAGTGATTTAATGTATAATTTTTCTTTTGATTCTTAGTGCAATCATCTGAAATATCATATAAAGTTGCTTTTATTTTATCTTTACCTTTTCTGAGAACCCTTCCAATTGATTGGAGATTTCTGATTCTGGACTTTGAGGGACTGGCGAAGATGACGTTGTGCAACCGCTTAATGTTGATCCCAGTACTGAAAGTGCCATAAGAGGCAATAATAATTGCGTTAATTTCATTTTCCGTAATCTCCCTAATAGATTCTCTTTGTTCAGCGTCTACTCCACCATGTACAAAAAAGACTTTACGGTCTGTACGCTTATTATTATTTATTAAATCGTAAAGTACTTTTCCATGAGCTTCTACTCTACTGTATAATACTAAAGTATTTCCTTTTAAATCTAGAGTTAAATTTTTTATAAAATTATTTCTTTGTTCATGCTGTATAAGATATTCTATTTCATCATTATAAGTTTCAAATTTTTGAGGAGGATGTTTTAATACAAGACACTGAATATCTAATTGAGAAAGATGTCCTTGCTTCATTAATTCATCTGTTTTGGTTACCTTGTATGATGGACCAAACAACCCCTCTAAGACCCATTTATGCGTCTGTGTGCCGTCTAATGTTCCAGTGAATCCAAATCTATACTTAGCATGATGTAACTTAGTCATTATAGATACTAATGACTTCGACTTAAAGAGATGTGCTTCATCTCCTATAACTACATTATAATCTTCAAAGAATGATCTTTCTAGTTTATATACTGATTGCCAAGTAGTAATCGTAACTGGCAACTCATTTGTTTTTTCTTTTCCTGCATATATTCGGTGACAATATGACTCAGCATCCCAACCGTAATCAAAGAAGTCCTTATACATCTGCTCTACGAGTGATGTCGTGGGAACAACTAAAAGAATTTTTTGTCCTTTCTCTACATAATACCTTACAAGAGAGTAAATCATCAAAGATTTGCCTGAAGCAGTGGGTGATATCAATAGCTTTCTATTATGTCTTAAGGC